CCTCAGCCCCGGCAAGGCGTTCATCGCGCATCTGCCGGCCAAGGATGCCAACGACTGCATCCGAAGCGGCAAGGCGAAGGAGCTGGTGAACGCCACCTGGATCGCCCCCGCGTACCGCCCGGACGGCATCGTGGCGGCACAGGACATCTGGGAGCGCATCGAGTCCTTCGACGCATCCCCGGGAATCGCCTACCCCTGGGCACCCCTGACCGAGATGCTCCACGGGATCCGCCCGGGTGAGCTCGTCACGGTCACCGCAGGGACCGGGGTGGGCAAGAGCCAGTTCTGCCGTGAGCTGGCCTACCACCTCATCAAGAGCGGAACCCCGGTCGGCTACATCGCCCTCGAGGAATCCGTGGCCCGCACCGCCATCGGCCTGATGAGCCTCGAGGCCAACCGCCGGCTCCACCTCGGGGCCAACAAGGAAGAGCTCAAGGACTCCTTCGACCGGGTCTTCGGGGAGAACAAGGTCTACCTCTACGACCACTTCGGGTCCACCGAGGGGCAGAACCTCCTCGACCGCATCCGCTACATGGGAAAGGGCCTCGGCTGCAAGGCCGTGTTCCTCGACCACATCTCCATCGCCGTGAGCGGTCTCAACGACGGGCAGGGGGACGAGCGACGGATGCTCGATGCCTTGGTGACGAAGCTCCGCACCCTGGTCGAGGAGACCCAGATCACCCTGTTCATGGTCTGCCACCTGAAGCGCGTAGACGGAAGGAGCCATGAGGAGGGAGGCGAGGTAAGCCTGAGCCACCTCCGGTCGAGCCAAGGCATCGCGCAGCTCTCCGATGCGGTGATCGCGCTCGAGCGGAACCAGCAGGGCGAGAACAAGAACCAGACGAGGGTTCGCGTCCTGAAGTGCCGCTACACGGGAGAGACGGGTTCCTGCCTTGCGCTGGAGTACGACAAGGAGACGGGCCGCATGGCCGAGTGCCCGATGTTCGATCCGGCGGAAGACCCGAAAGAAATAGACGGCAATATTCCTTTCTGACCCTTGGATCGCCAAGGATCGTCAATACATTGTCTCTGACATAAGACGGTTGTGCGAAAGGATCAAGGATGATCGCTGACGGCCCCATGTTTCTGGATGGATGCGACGACGCCGTGGTGGGCTGGGCGGTCCGTTGCGGCCAGCCGGCAATCGTCGTCTACGACCACGCCAAGCTCGTCGAGAAGTTCATGGACGACGGCATGACCGAGGAGGAGGCCCATGAGTGGGTCTCGTTCAACATCGAGGGAGCCTGGGTCGGCAAGGGGACGCCGGCGGTCATGTACCGGGGAGATGCGGACGAGGCGCGGGAGGCGCTTGGGGAATGAACCCCGTCATCTTCGACATCGAGACTGACGCCCTCGACGGATACACCCGCATCCACTCCATCGTGGTCCGCGATGCGGTGACCTCGAACATCCTCGCCTCGACCTACGAGGCCATCGGGCATGGGGAGTCCCTGCGGATCCTCAACGCTGCCCCGGCCATCGTCGGGCACAACGTCATCAACTTCGACCTCCCCGCCATGCGGAAGGTGCTGGGCTTCGAGACCCAGGCGAAGGTCGTGGACACCCTTGTCCTCTCCCGCCTCTGCTACCCGGACATCCGCAACGACGACTTCAAGCGCACCGAGTTCCCCAAGGATCTCATCGGGAGCCACTCGCTGAAGGCATGGGGCTACCGCCTCGGGCTGCACAAGGACGTCTTCGGGGAGACCGCGGACTGGTCCAGGTGGTCCGAGGAGATGCAGGAGTATTGCGAACAGGACACCGAGGTCACCCGCAAGCTCTGGCACCACCTGGTTCAGCAGGGAATCTCCGACCGTGCCTGGGAACTCGAGCACCAGGTCTCGTCCATCTGCCGTGACATCGAGGTCGCCGGGTGGACCTTCGACATCGAGGGTGCCGAGCGGCTCACCGCGCAACTGCTGACGAAGCGGCTGGAGCTGAAGGAGAGCCTTGTGAAGGTCTTCCCTCCGAAGAAGGAGGTCCTGAAGACCAAGACCAAGACGATCCAGTTCAACCCCGGGAGCCGCCTCGACATCGCCCGCGGCCTGAACGAGCTCTACGGGTGGAAGCCGGTGCTGGTGACTCCCTCGGGACAGCCGCGGATCGACGAGGAGATCCTCTCGGAGCTGAAGTACCCGGAGGCGCAGATGCTCACGGAGTACCTCCTGGTGGTGAAGCGCCTCGGGCAGGTTGCCGAGGGCGAGGAGGCATGGATCAAGCTGACCAAGGGCGGGAAGATCCACGGAAGGATCAACCCGGGCGGGACGGTGACTGGACGGGCTTCCCATGCCCGCCCCAACATGGCGCAGGTGCCTGCGGGGCGGAGCCCCTACGGCAAGGAGTGCCGTGGACTGTTCCTGCCGAGGAAGGGGTGGAGGCTGGTGGGAGCAGACGCATCGGGGCTTGAGCTCCGCTGCCTCTCCCACTACCTCCACTCCTACGACGACGGTGCCTACGGCAAGGCCGTGGTGAGCGGCGACATCCATTGGGAGAACGCCATCGCCTTCGGTCTGGTCCCTGCCGGCACCAAGAGGGACAAGCACGACTCCGGTCATGAGGACCGCCGCAACCAGAGCAAGACTCTGATCTACGCGATGATCTACGGGGCAGGTGACCTGAAGCTCGGCTCGGTGGTCGGTGGGTCGGCCAAGGACGGCAAGCGCCTCCGTGCGTCCTTCGAGAAGAAGGTGGCCGCCTACAAGATGCTCAAGGATGCGGTGGTCTCGGCCTCCCAGCGGGGATACCTGCTCGGCCTCGACGGTCGCCGCCTCCCCGTCCGTTCGCAGCACTCCGCCCTGAACACCCTGCTCCAGTCTGCGGGAGCGGTGGTGATGAAGGCGGCGCTCGTCAGGTTCGTCCAGGAAATGTCTCTGGACGGGCTCGGGTGGGGAAAGGACTACGCAGTCATCGGGTGGATCCATGACGAGTTCCAGATCGAGTGCCGGCCTGAGCTGGCAGAGCGTGTTGGACACGGTGCGGTCTCAGCAATCTCCGGTGCTGGGACAGAGCTCGGGTTCAGGTGTCCCCTCGACGGCGAGTTCCGTGCCGGGTCTTCATGGGCCGAGACTCATTGAGAGGCCCCTGTGGATCGCCTACCTCGCCGGCTACCTCGATGGGGAAGGGTGCTTCACCGTGTGGCACGGGACAACCCCGGCCATCTCGGTCTCCAACACGTTCCCCTACGTCCTCGAGGCGCTCCGCAGGGAGTGGGGCGGCAAGATCAACAGGAAGTCATGCCGGGGGAACCAGCGCAGCGCGTGGGAGTGGAGGGTGTCCGGGGACAGGGCGGTGGACGTCGCCCGCATGGTCTCTCCCTACCTCGTCGAGAAGCGGCTCCAGGCGGAACTGATGACCCAGGCAAGGACATGGCCCAAGGGTTCACGGCAGAGGCAGGAGATCGTCTCCCGCCTCAAGGCACTCAAGCGGATCGACTACGGAAAGGCTCATGGATGACACCCGACCTCACCCTCGTATCGACCACGGAGCTGGTTGACGAGATCAGCCGGCGCGTGGACGCCTTCGTCTTCATCGCGTACCAGGACCGGAGCAAGAAGTCCTACGCGCTCATCACGGAGTTCAAGGGCAGCGCCCTGGAGGTCATCGGCCTCTCCGAGATGCTCAAGGACCGGGTGAAGAAGGTGGTCACCTCCAACGACGAGACCGCCGAGGAGGACGAGTCGTGAAGACCCACATCGTCATCGACGGTGACATCCTGTGCTACACGGCATCGGCATCTGTCGAGAAGGCAATCGACTGGGGTGGCGACTTCTGGACCCTGCACTCCGACCTTGCCGAGGCCAAGAGCCGGGTTGACATCGACATCGTGGAGTTCGTCGAGCGCCTCAACGGCACCTCGTACACCGTCTGCTTTAGCCACCGGGACAACTTCAGGAAGTCCATCTACCCCGAGTACAAGGCCAACCGCAAGGACGTCCGCAAGCCCGTGTGCTTCGCGGCCCTGCGCGAGTACATCCGTGAGTGCTGGCCCTGCGCCACCTGGCCCAACCTCGAGGCCGACGACGTCATGGGGATCATGGCCTCTGACCCCACGAAGAACGTGGTGATTGTCTCCGGGGACAAGGACATGAAGACGATCCCGGGGAAGTGGTTCAACCCAAGCAACCCGGACGCAGGGGTCCTCGAGGTCAGCCGCGAGGAGGCCGACAGGAACCACCTCATCCAGACGCTCACGGGTGACCGCGTGGACGGCTACCCGGGGTGTCCCGGGATCGGCCCTGCCCGTGCAGAGAAGATCGTTGACGGTGGATGGTCCGCCGTCGTGGATGCCTACGTCAAGGCCGGCCTCAACGAGTCCGTGGCCTTGGTGCAGGCGAGGATGGCGTACATCCTTCGCAAGGGTGACTACGTCAGGAAGTCAGGCCGGGTCAAGCTGTGGACCCCCAACAGGAAGGGAAGCAATGTCGAAGCGAAGCAAGCCGGAACGGGTGGGCTACTCCAAGGACAGCAAGCGGCCTGAGATCAAGGCCCCTCGCCGCAACAGGAAGAAGGGATCCAAGTGAACAGCGACCTCCTCTGCGACTCCTGGGTGACGTTCAACCCCAGCTCGTCGGTCACCTTCATCACCATCCCGGGGCAGTACCTCGGTGACGATGGGCACCCCAGCCCGCGCTTCAGCGTCCGTATGAAGGTCGAGGCCAACATCGGGGATCCCACGGTCTCCATGTACTTCCATGCGTTCGACCTGGACAACTCCAGGGAACTCGACCCGTTCCTGCACGTCGAGGTTCCCTTCGAGATGCTCGAGCGGATGACCGAGCTGTTCTCCCGGGTGGTCCCGAAGACCGAGATGGTCGGGGAGTCGGATCTCGCATGAACTCCGAACGCCGGGACTCCTTGGGGTACGAGTGCAGCTGCCACGTCTTCACCGATCCCAAGGAGTCCCTCTGCCGGTTCTGCCTTCCCCGCCGAGAGGAGTGGGAGGACGAGAAGGCGAGGGAGCAGGCCGAGATCGACCTCGAGGCGGATGCACAGGAGCCGAGGTACGAGTTCGTCTACGAGCCCCCGAGGACACCCAAGGGTGACGTGGACTACCGAAAGGAGGTCGAGTGGTGGAAGGGTGATCGGGCCAAGAGGGACATCCTCACCTACTACCCGCTCGACTCCCTGATCCTCATCGACAACCTCCTGGCTGCCATAGACAAGGCCAGGGAGGAACGGGACGACGCGCTGCGTCAGGTGGAGCGGCTGTGGGAGGACTGCACACGGTTGATGAACGAACGTAACGAAGCCATGAAGGAACGGGACAAGGCCAGGAGCGAAGCGGCGATGGAACGACTCGCACGACTTGACGAGGAGCTAGGGCTTCAATGACAGAGCACAAGCTTGACGACATGACGATCCGTGGAAGCGATGCCCGGCAGACCTGGGACACCGGAAGCGTCCGGGACAGCCGGGAAGGGAAGGGTCGTTTCGACCTTCTCCCTTGGGAGGTCGTTTGGGCTGACGCCAGGTACATCGAACTGGGATCAAAGCGGTACGGAGACCGGAATTGGGAGAAGGGGCAACCCCTGTCCCGCTACCTCGATTCGGCCTGCCGCCACCTTGCCAAGTACATGATGGGCCACCGGGACGAGCCTCATCTCCTCGCCTGCCGGTGGAACCTCGCGGCCTACCTCTGGACACTCGACCGGATCAAGGAGGGGTCTCTGCCGCGGTCCTTGGACGACCTCGGGGAGGTCAAACAGGCACCTATGGACAGCAATGCAGCCTGACGACGACATCCCGTTGATCCCGCCAGCCCTGGTGGGAGCCCTGAAGAGGCGATTCCCGGTCCCCGTTCCTCGACTTGAGGACGGGGATCGTCACATCTGGCACCGCCTCGGGGCCTGGAGCGTCGTCCAGTACCTCGAACGAATCGTCAAAGAACAGCAGGAGAAACCCAATCGTGTGCAGCCCTAGCATCCCGGCCCCGCCGCCCCCGGCACCTCCCCCGCCGGCTCCCGTGAAGATGGCCGAAGCGGCTTCGGCTCCCCTCTCGGCCCGCCAGAAGCGGCGTTCCGGTCAGTACGGCCTGAACCTCCTGACCATCCCGATGGGCTCGATGCAGTCGGGTGCCCAGATCCCCGGGTCCGGATCCTGAATGTATCCAGCCAAGCAGCTCTGGAACCGCCTTGACGGCGGGCGGACGTCCTACGTTGACCGTGCCCGACGCTGCGCGGAACTGACGCTTCCGTTCACCTACCCCCCGGACGGGGCTGGTCCGGTGACGGCCCTCCCGACCCCCTACAACAGCCTCGGGGCCCGTGGGGTGAACAACCTCGCGGCCAAGCTGCTGCTGTCGCTCTTGCCTCCCAACACCCCGTTCTTCCGGTTCACCCTCAACCGGGAGACGGTTCGGCAGGCCCAGGCGACCCAGCTCCTCAACGAGCTCGACTACGCCTTCTCCGAGATGGAGAAGGAGATGATGGACGAGATCGAGGGGATGCGGCTGCGTCCGGTGCTGTACGAGGCCATGCGCCACCTCCTGATCTCGGGGAACGGGCTGCTGGAGCTGACCCCCAAGGGGAAGTGGAAGTTCCGTGGCCTCGAGTCCTTCGTGGTCGAGCGGGACTCCTCGGACAACCTCCTGACCCTGGTGACCAAGGAATGCGTCTCCACCGACGCCCTCCCGCAGGACCTCAAGGATGCCGTCTACATGGAGCATGGGGACGGGGAGCGGGAAGTGGACGTCTTCACGGTCGTCCAGCGGGGCGAGTCTGGCGGCTTCGACTCATGGCAGGAGGTCTGCGGCAAGGAAGTGGAAGGCTCCCGCACCTCCTACAAGGAGGAGGACCTCCCCTACATCATCCTCCGCTGGAACCGGGTGAGCGGCGAGGACTACGGGCGCGGCCTGGTCGAGGAGTACCTCGGTGACCTGATGAGCCTCGAGAGCCTCACCCGCAGCATCGTCGAGGCAAGCCTCGCGGCCAGCCGGATGCTGTTCCTGGTGAACCCCAACGGGCTGACCTCGGCACGGACCCTCCAGGATGCCCCCAACGGTGCCATCCGCGACGGCGTTGCCGAGGACGTCTCGGTGCTCCAGGTCGAGAAGTACCAGGACTTCCGGGTTGCCCTCGAGACCATGAACGGGATCAAGGAGCGCATCGGCTTCGCGTTCCTCCTGAACACCTCGGTCCAGCGCCCGGGTGAGCGGGTGACGGCCACGGAGATCCGGGCGATGATCTCGGAACTCGAGGCCAGCCTCGGGGGAGTCTTCGCCACCCTGAGCGAGGAACTGAGCCTCCCGCTGGTGAACCTGGTGCTGACCTCGATGCTCAAGCGGAAGAAGCTCCGCAAGCTCCCCAAGGGGATCGTGCGCCCGATCATCGTGACGGGCCTCGACGCCCTCGGTCGTGGGCAGGACCTCCAGAAGCTCGACTTCTTCCTCGCCGGCATCCGGGACAGCCTCGGCCCGCAGGCCATCGCCCAGTACCTCGACGTGCAGGGCTACCTCACTCGCCGTGCGTCGAGCCTCGGGCTGGACCTCAACGGGCTGGTGAAGAGCCAGGAGCAGCTCCAGGCGGAGCAGCAGCAGATGCAGCAGATGGCAATGATGGAGAAGCTCGGGCCGTCCGTCGTTCAGGGCGGTGCCAAGCTGATGTCACAGGGAATGGACCAACAGGGACAAGGAGCAATGGTGAATGCCTGAATCGACGCCTTCGTTCGCAACGGATCAATCAGTCGGCCCCAATGACGCGGCGTATCTCGCCCGCGCAGAGGCGGCAGAGAAGCAAGCGGCTTCGGCCAACGAGCCCGCGGGGGACTTCGGAAACGCAACCTCTCCTCCCAAGGAACAGGATGCCCCGGAGTCTCCCGCCCCGCTTGCCGGCAAGTTCAAGGATGCCAAGGAACTCGAGAAGGCGTACCTCGAGCTCCAGAAGAAGCTCGGCGGCGAGAAGCCTTCCGAGGAGCAGGCGTCCAAGGCCAAGGAGGATGCCTCCAAGGTCGTCGGCCCCGAGGCCCTCGACAACTACGTCCAGGAGTACCGCAAGGACGGCCAGCTCTCCGAGACGTCCTACAAGGCGCTTCAGGACATGGGCTTCGGCAAGGCCGTGGTCGATGCCTACATCGAGGGCCAGCGGGCGGTTGCCGAGAAGCAGGCCGAGACCGTCTACGAGAAGGTCGGCGGACGCGAGGGCTTCACCAAGGTCCTTGAGTGGGCTACCACGGCACTCCCCGCCGAAGAGCAGGAAGCGTTCAACGGCCTCATGGCCTCGGGTGACCTCAAGACCGCCACGTTCGCCGTGAAGAACCTCGCGGCCCGGTACGAGGCGGAGAACCGGAACCCCTCGCGCATCGAGGGCAAGCCCACGGGTGCCCAGGTCGGGTTCCGCTCCAAGGCTGAGATGGTGGCCGCCATGAGTGACCCCAAGTACAAGACCGACGCTGCATTCCGGCAGG